ACATTTTGTCGTGCAAAGTAAGTATTACGTTGGTCAACAAGTTCCTCAGGAGTCTTGCAAAGCAATAACCCGCCAATCTCAATATTGCCATTAAAGCGACTATTGGGGTCAGCTAACAGTTTAAATTTGGGTTGTTCTTCTGAGGCGACTGGCTCCCATCCTTCACGGAATTTTCCGGTGATGTTTCGCTGGTCAAACTCATTCAAAGTTGACACCCGTATCCATCTGTACGCATAGCCTGGCTCCCTATCGGGTTCCGGTAATAACTCCGCTTGCTGCCACTGTTTAGGGCGTTCTTGCGTTGCTCTACTAGCCATCTCACGTTGTAATCTATTCTCTGTTGCCATTTTAGGCCTCCAATTTTGTTGATTCACGAGCATACTGCTCGTTGGTTAAACCCAATTTTTTAGCCAAGGCAACTTGCGATTTTGTAAGAACTACCGATTTTGGAGCGGTACTTCTTTTTGCAGGTGCTACCACCGTGCTTGGTCGTGTACGTTGAGGTTTTTTATCCTCATCGTTGGTTTGAGGCACTTCAAATTCTTCTGGGAATCTGCGCTTTACCTCTTTGTCAATATTGGTGAAATATTCATCAGTACCGATAAATGCTTTCCCATACTGGACTTCTAACTCTTCGTGAACCCCTTCGGCATACTTTCGTAATGCACGTTTTTTCGGGTCTACAAACCAAGGGTTTCTGGACACCCAGCTTGCGACTTTCGGGTCCATCTGTTGTGGAGCAGATGCCTGTGGGGTAGTTTGTACCTCATTTTCTTCAACTTGTAAAGTGGGTTTGAAGTTTTTTGCCTTGTCTAGCTTCATTTCTGCCCGCATAAGCTCTCTTTGGGCTTCTAAAAGCTTATCGGAGTCGCCAGAATCATACGCTTCCTTGTAGTTGCGCTCGGCTTTACCTACTTCCATTTCAGCTGAAGATTGATACGTAGAAATAAGCTCTTTTTCCCCTGACTGCAACATACCTTTGAGTTTTTTATTCTCATCAAGCATACGTTGAGCCATTGACAAAGCTTCTTGCTGCTCCCTAAACGCGGCCTCTTTTGCCCTACGCTCGTCGTGCCAAGCCTTTTTATACTGTTTAAACTTCAGACTTACACCAGCGGTGTACTCTGGGTCTTCATCAGCCTTTTCAAGTTCTTTTGTAATCTCTTCGGGAAGAGGCTCAGCAAACCTGTCTTCTAGGGGAGTATCGTCAACAATCTTGACTTCTACTTCCTCTTCGCCCTCGACGGTGATTTCAAGCTCAGCTTTACTTTCTTCTTTTTCGTCAGGGAATTTAAAATCATCACCAAATTTTGTTGCCATTTTGCTACTCCTATTTACGTCTAATACCGCGTGGGTCTTCTACAACAGCTTCGACGTTGTCGTCGTAAATGATGCGAAATTCACGGTCATGGATTAATAAACGGGTTCCAGCATTTGGACGAACCAAAATAAAGTCACCTATCTTGCACCAAGGTCCGTTAGGAAACTTGGCTTTATCAGCGTAGCAGTCTGGTCCCATATCGACTACAAATAGAACTGTGGTTAGCAATTCTTCGTAACGTATGGTTTCGTCTGCTTTAACTAGGCCACTGTCATACTGTGCTTCAGCTTCTGGGATGGCACATAGTATTTTGTAGCCCGAGGGTTTTGGCAATTGTTTTGCCTTATCTTCGGTTTCACTCATCTAATTTCTCCAAGTTACGTGTCAGGTCTGCGGCGAACCTACGAGCGGTGAGTAGACCTGTGATAACCCCACATTGCTCGCAATACTCTTCGTAACTCTTGGCAGTTCTGGCTCCCAAAGTTTCTTCTATTTGTTTGACTTTATCGTCAATGTTTTTAACTATTAGCTCCAACGCTTGTTGAGTCTCGTAACTCATTTATCCCCCTTTTTAGGCGGTTGTTGTTTCTGTTGTTGGCGTTGTGCCATTTGCTGCTGATGGTTTAATTGTTGTTCATGCTTATGTAAATCTACGCCAGACCTAAAGCCATCTGAATGCTGTTGATGGTCACGTTGCTGTTGTTCACTTGCCATTTTCATAGCAAGCTTAGCTCCTTCAGTTTGCTGGTTGGCATCCATTCGAGCTTTCTCAATAGCAATCTGTGCCATCTTGGCTTGTTGGTCCATCTGGTCTTTAGTGGTTTTACGCTGTAAGTCTTGCTGTTTGATTTGCAATTCTTGTTGTTGCAACTGAATAAGCGGGTCTTGAGATTGCTGTTGATTTTTAGACTGCTGAGCTTCTTGTTGATGTTGTTGCAACAATTGCTGCGCTGCCTGCGCTGCCATTTGAGACACTTTGATTTCCATCTCTGGAGACATCATTTCCTCATCTTGGTCTTCTTTGTATGCAGGTAATGTCTGACCCATAGCCTGCTCCATCTGTTTACGCATCTCCATACCTAAGTGGTCTGCAATATGAGCAGACCCTACTCCCATTAACTGTTGGGCTAATTGAGGATTCTGACCTATTAACTGTTGAATATGTGGATCCTGTGCCATTGCCATATGTACTGCAATGTGTGCTCTATGGTCCTGATATAAAAACGCTTTAACAGGTTTGTTATTAAGCATGTTCATGTTTTCAGTAATGGGGTCACGCGGCTTCATATCATCTTGCATAGGTACAAGTTTTTGGTAGTTCTTGATACCTAATACATCCAACATCTGACGATGTAACTGTGGCAAGTCATATAACTGAGGAGCTGTCTGCGCTAGTTGCAACGCTGCTTGATACTGCACAACTTTTTGAGCCATGGTAGCTGCGTTAGGGTCACTTACAGGAATAACTTCAACTAAATCGTAGTCACTCTGTTTAGCCTTGCGGTCACCTTCTTCAGGGTCGTAGTCATACTCCTCTGGTGTGTAGTCACGAATGATGTCACGAAGCAACTCAAACTCTTGCTTCATTGCGTAGTGAATGCGAGCTTGTACAGCACTCATTGTTTTTAAACTACGTTCTAAAATTGCAAGTGTTGTACCCACAGGCGCTTGTGCGCTCATGTCTGATGTTTGTAGTTCAGTTGAACCTGCAAACTTGCGCCCCTCATCTACGATACTTTGTAGTAACGTAAACAACACTTGACTAGGTTCTTTGTAGGGGAGCGGCATGATGTTGTCACGCATGTTGCCACTTGGCACATCCATGTCTCTCCACTCTCCGGGGCTTATCGGCGTGTCATCCCCTTTGGAACGTAGTCCTCTGGTTTTAAAACCACCCGGCAAATTAGAAAGGGTACCAGCATCAACAAGCTGACGAATAATAGAAGTGCCAGATTTAGCAAAAGCTCCAATAAGGTGAATGAGACCAAAATTGTAAAAGCCAAAGCCAGGTATATACCCATAATGAACAAAGTGAGTACGTTTTTGATGTAGGTCATCTTCGGGCCTCCAATTGCGCCTAATTGCCAACACTTCATTTGTACCCTTTTCAATGGTCACAATATATGGCAGTGCTATACCTGTTTCTTCTCCGTCATCATCCGTATGCTCATAGCCTTCCAAGTCCAACTCAACTTGCACTTCAAGTAACTTAAAGCGGTCATCTTGTGAAGCTCTAAAGCCCAACTTTTCAGCAATTTTCTTTTCTACTTCATCCATGACGTTTGTAGGCTCACCTAAATCTACATCACGATAGAACCCTTCATGCTGCATACGCTTGATATCGTTTGGCGTTTTACGCATCACATGTGTTATTCTCTCTGCAGCTTCTAAACTGGATGCGCCATAAGGCACAACTACGTCTTCTGCGGGACAAAATATAGATACTTGACGACCAAGGTTGGGGTCATAGTAAACCTTCTTAAACGCGTTCCCTGCAAGCCCCAAGCCCCATAACATGCGTTCATGTTCTGGACGATATTCTTTCATCACGTTAGTCAACTGATTGTTCATATCAGCCTGAACACGCTCAGCCGCTTTTTTCTTCTCGGGTGTCTCTTTGCCAATAATCTGCGTCTTAACAGGACCTGCGGCGGGAAACGTCTCCATCATGGTCTCAGCTTGAAACTTCACAATGGCTTCTGAGAGTAATGGGTGATATACACCGCATGCACCGGGCCAAGGCTCAATGCGTTCTTCTATCTTCATACCTAATAGTTCTAGGCCATCAACGTATGTTTGTATCCATTCTTTGCGACCAGCCACGTCTGTTTCGTAGTCACCAATAATATCGCCTGCAAGAGACGCCAACACACCTTCAGACAACTCTTCAGCAAGGTTTTTATTAAACTCTTCTTCGTCTACAGTTTCCTCCATATCAATCTCAAACCCCGGCCCTTTAATATTTACCGCCTCTGGGTCTTCAATTGTAATCTCAATGGGTTCCTCATCCATCCCCAACTGCTCAAGTCCTGCAGGTGCTGAATACAATGCCTTGTCCATGTTTGTCGCCATGATTTATCCTTAATAGTAAGCCGCTTTTTTGCGGTACTTGTATAAAAAATCGTCTTCCGGCTCATCATTTGGCAGCCGCAAGAACCCGCCCTGCCTGAATCTTAACAGGGCAAGCGTAGTTGAGTCTACTAAGTCGTCGTTCATACCAGCGGGAAAATCGTTACATTCCTCAATTACTTCCTTGGCCCACCTTCTATCAGGAGCGAAAACTACGCCTCCATGAAACAACGAAGATACTGCATTTACCCGAGCAATTTTATCTTGTCCTTTGCCCGGAGTAAACTCTTGGCAAGGTATACCCATCCGTCTAAACTCTTGATACAAGACTGAACCATTAGACTTCTTCTCAACCATAAACGAGTCAGGTTGCCATTCTTTGTATTCTTCTAACACCATCGCTTTTAAATCTGGATACTCAAGCCTCTTCTTAATAGAGTTGAGCAAGATGATGGCGTAGTTATTCGTCTCTTCATTAAAAAAGACGCCCCAAGTGGTCAGAGCGTTATAGTCAGCCCTGTTATTTGCCTCTTGAGCGGCGTCCAAACTCATGATGGTGAACTCACATGAGGGTGGGTCATCCTTATCCCATATCTTCCACCATTCTCTCTTTATTAGTGCGCCCTCTTCTGAGACAGGATTTTGCATGTACTGGGCATTCCAATACCGAATATCCAACGCAGCCTTCTTTGCCAGTAATTCTTCTACGGGCCAGAACTCGGGCCAAAGCGCTTCACCATCTTCTTTAATCGCTGGGAACTCAACCACTTCCCACTTATCTACATCCTCGTTGCGGTCCATCTGCGTAACAATCATCCCTGTCAGGTCCAGTTTGGACCAACGGGTCATAACGACAATAATAGCCCCGCCAGGCATAAGACGCTGCAAAGGACCAGACTGGAACCACTCCCAAGCAGGAAGGAACACATCGGGTCTTCCAGTTTTAGCATCTTGTTCAGAATGAGGATCGTCAATAATAAATAGGTCAGCACCACGCCCAGCCAAAGCGCCGCCAACACCAATAGCAAAGTATTCGCCATTATAATTAGTCCCCCATCTAGATGCCGACTTTGAGTCAGCTTGCAGCTCGATTTGTGGAAAAATCTCTCTGTACGGCTCCGAACCCACAAGGTTACGCACCCGTCTACCAAACTGGACAGCTAAATCGGCAGTGTGGGAGGCCATAATGACCTTCTTTTGTGGAAATTTACCTAGAAACCACGCAGGTGCTAGATAAGAGATGAGTTCAGACTTGCCGTGGCGGGGTGCGATGTTCACAATCACCCGCTTTTTAATACCTAAAGCAACATCTTCAAAGATTTGGGCTAGTTTTAGGTGGTGTGGACCCACTTTATAGCCTGGATATACGTGTTTTACAAAGTCTAGGAACGACATTTTCCCAATTTCTTGGGTCATTTGGTCGTCATACGTCATTAAAAGCTCTAAAGTGCGACGTTTTTGCTTGTCAGGCATGGTCGGCAGCGCTTGCCGTAGTTTAAATAGCTGCTCAGCAGTCAATTTATTGGGTTGCATCAGTCTGTGCTTTAACAATAGTACGGGCTTCTACGTCAATTACCTTGTCTTCTAGGCTTTCTAGTGTAATAAGTAGTTCTTTCTCCACCTCTTCTATAGTTAGGTGCTTATGAGTGACCTCACTACGCTTCTTAAATGCGTCTACCCCGTCTACCTCACCCAAACTACGGATGGCAGCAATGCGTGTCTTGGCATCTTTGGATGTTTCTATCTCGGCAAGCAGTTTGTTGACCACATACATCTTAAGTTCAGACAACTCTTCCACAATGGAGAAGTTCATCTGACTCACCATCCCTGCCAGCATAGCCAAGGTCTCATTGGGGTACTGGGCAAGATTGAGTTTAACCCCGGGGTTATTCATCATGTTCTTGGCTATCTCTTTAGCTTGGTCGGCATTCTCTTTAGTAGGCGAAATGGGCACTCCTGTGGCATCAGAGAAGAATCTAATTACGTTTGCCCGCATCTCTAAATCTTGCGCAGGTGACAACTCCGGCATTGCTTCACGGGCATTGGCTGGTAGAGGAATGTTTTCCTCGATATAGGGTACTAGTTCATCCATTAACGCGACTATAACACTTTTCAGAATTTTTTGTAAAAAATTTTTTTACGTATGCAAATAAAAAACAAGGGGGTGGGGTACAAAGTGGCAATAACTAGTAGTGGTGCGTAATTCAATAAGCTATTGATTTTAATAAAGATTTTGTAAAAATATGTAAAAAAGGGTACTCCAAATAGGGGGGTTTTGAGGTACAAACTTGACATATTAACTAGGTAAAAGTTTAAAAAAATGTGGTGTTGCTTGTGCGGATCAAAGGGTATGGGGGACGAGGGAGAGGCTCATTGAGGATTTGGGGGGTGGGTATCGGTGAGGCGTCCCCCTACGAAACTGTACTTATTCCATCCAACCTGTTACTGTATATCTACTGCGATGTTGCAGT